AAGCCCAAAAGTTCATCCCTAAAGAATTCCCAGTCATGAATCAAATTCCAGAAGTTAAAATGCGTCCGCTTGAGGCACTGATACCTTATGCACGAAACGCACGAAGTCACTCGGAGGCACAGGTTGAACAGATTGCAGCCAGCATACGGGAATTTGGATTCAACAACCCAATTTTAATCAAGGACGACTTGACCGTGATCGCTGGGCACGGACGCTTGGCTGCTGCGAAGAAATTAGGCTTAAAGGAGGTGCCGACTATTTGTCTCGCGCACTTGTCGCCCACGCAGGTTCGAGCCTATATTTTAGCAGACAACAAACTGGCTTTGAACGCCGGCTGGGACGAAGAAATGTTGGCTCTGGAATTGGCAGAAATTAAAGACGAAGACATTGAGCTCGAACTGCTTGGTTTTTCAAAAGAGGAAACGGACAAACTGCTCGGCCTGCTAGATGCAGAGGAAGTTTCCCTGCCTGCTCTTTCAGACGAGGAAAGGCCGGCCTTCCAGCAGAAGACTTTTGTTCTTCATAACGAGCAAATTGAAGAAGTGGACGAAGCGATAACTTTGGCGAAGTCTTTGGGTCATGGGCAAAGTGCAGTAAATGAAAACGGCAACGGCAACGCCCTGGCTTACATTTGCCAATTCTTCAACCGACAAAAGCATGACAACGAATAAGGAAGCCAAGGACATAGTCGTTAAGCCTATATCTTCAACGGACGCTGCTAAGATAGTTCGTGCTTATCATTACTCTGGGAAGACTGCAGCCAACTCACAGCTTCACTTCGGCGTTTTCCTAGATGGCAAATGTGGTGGAGCCATGCAATTTGGACCGAGTCTCGATAAGTCCAAAATGTTGGGAATTGTGAAGGACACTAAATGGAACGGTTTTCTAGAATTAAATCGTATGGCTTTCTCGGACTGGCTTCCCCGAAATTCTGAAAGTCGGGCTCTGGGCGTGGCCTTGCGTATGATTAAGAAGAATTACCCCCACATTGAATGGATTGTCTCTTTCAGTGATGGAACGCAATGTGGCGACGGCACAATTTATCGAGCAAGTGGCTTTGTCCTGACGCAAATCAGAGAGAACAAAACTATTTTGAAACTTCCCAACGGTGAGATCACAACTGACCTGACGCTAAATATAAGTGGAGCCAAAACTGGCAAGACAGCCGGTTGGTGGAAGAAAAACGGCGCCGTCCCCTTGAAAGGTTTTCAACTTAGGTATATTTATTTCCTGAACCCAGAGGCTCGTTCTCGGTTGACTGTTCCAGAAATTCCGTTCAGTGAGATTAAGCGTCGAGGTGCTTCCATGTATCTTGGCAAAGCAAATTTAGGCGGTGGTAGCATTGCGTCCAATGCGTCTGACTTCCAGTCAGGAAAAGGCGGTTAAACTCCGACCCCACCGCTCCACTTTTTTATGGCTATAAAGCAAAAAGATTTAGCCGACAGGTGGGAAGTAAGTGCAGGCCGTATCTCACAGCTTGTATCTGCTGGTATGCCTTTGTCTTCAATTGAAGCAGCAGAGAAATGGATTGCAGAGAGGCACATGGAAACAGGCGTGGCTCCTAAGAACTTCAGGCTTGAAGGAGATCCTGCTGCTTTGCCTGAGACGAATTCGACAGGCATTGAAACCTTTGACGCAATTGTTCAACGCCAGCGTATGCTCGTCAGGCTTTCCTGTAATCAATACATTAAGGCCGTCCGTGATGGTTCTCCACAGCAAAGCAAACTCTACGCTTCTTATGACAAGACGGTGAACACTCTGACAAAGTTAAAGGCTGAATCAGACCGACTTTTAATCATTGCCCGGGACTATATTCGAGCCACGGACGCTGCTGAAGCCATGAAAACGCTGGCTGGGGAATTCTTAAACCGCTTGGACAAACTTCCTTTAGATGTGGCAGAGGCCTGCAATCCAGAGAACCCTGCGAAGGCTGTTAAAGCTTTGGAGGCTTGGAAACGCAAGGTTCAGGAAGACCTTTCAAAATATAAATGACCAAAGACGACCTGCTAACAATTGGTCGCGACTTATTAAGGCCGACCGACAACGGCGACCCAGTGCAATGGCTGGAAGCAAACGTTCACGCCATTCCAGACTCACCAATGCCTGGAGCGTTCAGGTCGGAGCGAACCCCATGGCTTGCAGCAGCGTTGCGAATTGCGACAGACCCAGAAACTAAATTGTTGGTTATCTTGGCTTCTATTCAAAGTGGCAAAAGTTTGTTCGCACGTTTGTTCAGTTGCTGGGCAATCGTCAATCAGCCCGGCCCAATGATGATCCTGCAGTCCAAAGACGACGAAGCAAAGGACTTTGCTATTCGATACTTGCGACCTGTTTGGAATAACTGCCCACCTGTAAAAGCAAAGTTCCGTGGCGAAGACATGGAGCGTAGCACCACTGCTGACTTCGAGCGTATGACAATTTATTGTCGCGGAATTTGGAACGAGTCGAACCTTCAGCGACTTTCCCTGCGATATGTCATAGCAGACGAGTGCTGGCTGGCTCCACAAGGCCATTTAGCAGAAGTCACAGCTCGGGTCACTGCCTTTGGGTGGATGGGAAAGTGTATCTTCATGTCTCAAGGTGGTCGAGATCAGCAAGAGTTTCATCAACTGCTTTCTCAGACAGATATACGTGACTGGGCTTGTCGCTGTCCTCAATGCAATCATTTGCAACGCTGGGACTGGGAATCTGTAAAGTTTCCAAATGAGGCAAAAGTCAACGGTGTTTGGAACCTTGAAAAAGTGCGCGACGGAACGAAATATAAGTGCGTAAATTGCAACGCACTCTGGGATGATTCAAACGCTATTCGAGCAGAAGCAAACGCCCAAGGTGAGTTCGTCTCTAGAGTTCCCAAGGACACTCGGGGACGTATTGGGCTTGTCTGGAATTCAATTGCTACAATGTCTTGGGGCGAATTAGGCGTCATGTGGCTTAAAGCTGTGCAGGCTTTGGACGAATTCGGGGATGAAGAACCAATGCGTATCTTTATTCAAAAGAGGTTGGCAAACCCCTATCAGGAGAAGGCCACAGAAATCATGATAGAGGCAACGACTGGGGAATATAAGATGAGGGAAGAGTGGAATGAAGAAGGGGGGTTCATTAAAGGCCGGCCTATGGCTGGTAGGCTTCTTCCTAGCGAAGCCCGGCAAGCCCCAGATTTTGTGCGGTTTAGGTTTATGGCTGTGGACGTCCAGAAACGTGGTTTTTACTGGATAGTTAGGGCGTGGAACGGCGAAGGAAAGTCGCGACTCGTGGCCTGCGGTTATTGCTTTGCATGGGCTGAATTGAGCGACATTCAAGCAAAGCATGAAGTCCACGCAGCCAACGTCTTTGTGGATTGCGGCGACCAAAAAGACGAAGTTCTTTCTGCTTGTGGATCGAGGGGCTGGAACGCAACCCGGGGCGACCAACGCAATGAATTCCCATGGAAGATACGTCTTCCAAATGGGCAAAGTAAAACGGAATACCGTCCCTATTCTTCCCCTCAAATGGAGACGACAGGACAAAAACGAGTCAAAGTCTTTTACTTCTCCAACCTTCGGTTGAAGGACATGCTAGCAAGCCTTATAAGGAAAGGGAAGCATACGCGGGCTTCAGACGTTCCCGAAGAGTATGTCGTTCAAATGCAATCGGAACGGCGCACGTTATCTTCTGGGGGTAAGCCTATTTGGGAGCAGATAAATGACCGAGCAAATCACTTCTGGGACTGCGAAGTTATAGGAGTATTGCCTGCCATGGCGTGGAGGCTCACAGGCAGGACGGAAGTTGAGCAGGCCGAGCAGGAAGAAGGCACTTCAACTTGACAGACCGACTCAGCGTCCTAGATTGACCAAGCGTCCTGTTTATTTTGGGCATAAGGTGGGCAGGAAGGCAGCGGCCAACTCCATTAAGCCTGGAGTTGGTCGCCCCTTTGACTTTGTCGCAATTTTATGACCATTAGGCCTACTGGTTGTTTTCTTACCCTTCCGCAATCTACTGTTGAGCAGATCAGGGACACCGCTGCTGCTCTCGTTGTCAGCGGTAAAGTCATGATGAGTTATACGGACAGCGGAACTCAAGTGAACAAACAGTTCCCCATGGACGTCCAGACTGTTCTCGTGGAATGTCGCTACGCTTTGCAAATTTTAGACCCAAATCAATACGGCGTCCGTGATACGGTGCGCGTTTATAACGGGCTCTGGAATTTTCGTGGGCTGTAATTTTAGACTTTCCCTGACCTTCCATGGCTCGAATTCCTAAAAGTAAAAAAAGCAAACCTGTGGGTTCAACTGGTCGGTTGAAACCCCAGGCTAACAGTGGAAATGGCTACGGAGGTTCCGGAATCTTCAGCCAATTCGAGGGTGCTAAGTTTAGCAACAAACGTCAGTGGATTAACACCCCATACCCTGCGGACTTTAAAAAAGTAATGTCCACTTACGACCGTCAGGAATTGACGCGTAAGATGCGGTGGTTGGAAGTGAACAGTGGCCTTGTTCGACAAATGGTTTCGGACATGGCTCTTTATTCAGTCGGTCCTGACGGATTAAAAGCCCAGCCTTCCAGTGGAGACCCTTCATGGGATAAATTGGCTTACAATTGGTTCCTCAATTGGGCTTCCCGGCCTTGTGAGATCACTGGACGGTATAACTTCTGGGAAGTGCAACAAATTGCTTCACGAAAAGTGGACGTGGACGGAGAAATCTTTACGCTGAAAACTTATAATACAAACGGCGACTGCCTGCTTCAATTGATTGAGTCGCACCGAATTGGCACCACTAACTATTCGGGGAATGTTCCAGAAGGCCTGTATGATGGTATTATGTTTAATAAATTTGGGACTGTTGTGGGTTATAATGTGATTAAATCTGACGGCGACACTCGTCTAGTTCCAGCGACTGCCATGATGCACATTCATCACCCTGAGAATGTGACTGGGGCACGTGCCTATTCCCCTTTACAGCACAGTATCAACAACATCGTAGATATACTCGAAATGTTGTCACTCGAGAAAGAAGCTGTGAAAGCAAACGCTGACATCGTGCGCACGATTACAAAAGAGTCGGGACAATTTGCCGGCGACATTAGCGACTTCGAAAGTTTTGGGATGAAGCCCCAAGATTACCCCAATCAAGTTTATCAGAACCCGAACGAAGTGGGTTCTTTTGTCGGCGGTAAAATTCTGGCTTTAGCACCCGGCGAAAAGTTAGAGTCTCATACTTCAACCCGAGCAAACGAGAACTTTCAGACTTTTATTGAGTCCATGAATCGCGACTCTGTCGGAGGCGTCCTGCCTTATGAGTTTTGCGTAGATCCTTCAAAGGCTGGTTCTTCTGGAATTCGTCTAGTGGCTGCAAAAGCCCAGCGTATGTTTGAGGCTCGTCAGCGAGTCCTGATTGACAAGCTGTGCAATCCGACATGGGCGTATGTAATTTCTAAAGCCATCACAAATGGCGACCTGCCTCCAAACGATAATTTCCACAAAGTCAATTGGGTCACTCCACGCAAGGTGACGGTGGACGCAGGCCGAGACGCTGCTGCCAATTTGCGAGACGTGCAAGCCGGCCTAAAGACGTTTAGCGATCACTACGCCGAGCAAGGGATGGACTTCATAGACGAAACTGAACGCCGACTCTGGGAGCAGAAATACATCAAGACACGCTGTAAGGAAGAGGGCGTTGAGCCATGGCGTTTGTTCATGCCTCAGAACGCTCCTATTCCTGACATTGACGGAGACGACCAACCCGAACCCGAAGGGGAAGAAGATAAGGCTTCTGACTCTGACGGTTTCAAACCCCTTTCTTAAACTATAAATGAAAACGCTACTTAAAGACTTACAAAGCAATCGTCCTTTGCTTATTCAACCTGCAAAGGCTGTTTCTTTCCTGCAACGGTTAACAGCTGTGCCACCTTTTGCCTCTGGAGCAAAAGTCAGCGACATGGGCGAAATGCTGCAAGCCATGTTTGGGGAAGTGAAAGTTTATGAAAAGTTCCCCCCATTTGCTTTTATTCCTATTCACGGAGTTATTGGCAAAAACTTGTCTGATTTAGAAAAGATGTGCGGTTGCTGCGACATTGAAGACGTCGAGGAAATGTTAGAAGACGCCGTCAAGGACAGCACCATTACAACTATTGTTTTTGAAATTGATAGTCCCGGAGGCTGCTCGGTCGGCGTCCCCGAATTGGCAAACCGCATTAAATCGTGCGCAAAAAACACAATTGCCTTCACGGATAACGAAGCCTGCTCAGCAGCCTACTGGCTTGGATCTCAGGCCAAGGCTTTTTACGCGACTCCTTCGTCCACGGTTGGTTCCATCGGCGTCTATATTGCATACCCAGACGAGTCTGCTGCCTATGAGGAAGCAGGAGTTAAAATGGACGTGATTAAGGCTGGTATTTATAAGGGTGCTGGTATCCCTGGCACTTCTCTGGACGACAAACAACGTGCCATGTTGCAGTCGGAAGTCTTGGAAATCTTTGGTGAATTCAAATCTGCAGTCAAAGGAGTTCGTGAGTTTGTCGAAGACGATTCCATGGAAGGACAAACCTTCTCTGGTCGCAAGGGTGCCGAAGCCGGCTTGGTGACTGGACTTGTCATGGGCTTTGACGAAATGATGCAGACCTTAAACGCTGAAGTAGCGTTGCAAATGGAAGCAGACGAAGAAAACGACAAGCGTCATGGGGACGAGTTAATCGGGGAAGAAATTTCAAAGCATGAAGCCAAAGTGCGCACTCCGGCTGGGCTCCGGGCTTTGGCTGACGTTAATCTTTCTGCTAAATCTGAGGCTAAGAAGTCCGAAGAAGACGAAGAAGACGAAGAAGATGAAAGCACTGAGGCTGAAGCCGGCAAACTTCCTGCCAAAATGGAAGAAGGGGAAGATGACGACGACGACGACGGCGACGACGAAGAAGGCCACGCCCCAGAAGCAAAACACCATGTCATTGTTTCCGATTACATGGAAACGATTAAAAAGCATGACGACTCTGAGGACGAAGAAGCAAACGAGGCTGTTCTACGCCACTTAAAGAAGATGAACAAGTCTGGGCGTAAGATTCACATCGTTTCAGGCCGCCCAGAGTCCAAGCGATCTGAGGTCGCTGACTTTCTAGCAAAGCACAAAGTCGAGCACCATGCTTTGCATTTGAAGCCAGAAGACGACAAACGTTCGACCCCCGAATATAAGGTCGAGGCTCTTAAAAAGATTGAGGCCGAAGGCCACAAAGTCTCCCACATCGTGGAGAACGACAAAGACTGTGCTGAAGCCTATGAAGAAGCAGGCTACCATTGCGTCCACCCTGATACCGTGGAGCGTATGGACTCTGAATCTGAGGCTGAAGACGCCGTGGAAACGGACGAAAAGCACGACAAGAAGAAACTTCCTCGTCACAAAAGCCGGGGAGTCGCTTGACTCTTTTGCAATTTTAAGACCCAACCCATGACCTTAGAAGAAAGTCTTAAAGCGTTAAAGTCTGCTTTTACTAGCAAGACTGTCGAGGCCGAAGCCCACGCAAAAGAATTGGCTGCTTTGAAAGCCAAGAACGAAACGCTTTCTGCTGAACTGGCTTCTCTCTCTGAAAAGTTTGAGGAAGCCAAATCTGCGGTTGCTGAACGTGATGCTTTAACTGCTAAAATTGCGGAACTCACGCAAACCCTGGCTTCTGCTGAAAAGGTTAAGACCGAAGCTGTTTCCCAGATTGAATCTGCTGGAAAGAAGGCTGCTCAAATTGTCGCTGCTGCTGGTGCTACGCCAGTAGAGATCAGCCCGGCTACCAAAGGCAACGAGCCTCCGAAGACCAACGCTGAACTCTGGGAACAATACTTGAAGATGCCAGCAGGTGCGGAAAAGCAAAAGTTCTATAACGCTAACCGCACTCAAATTATTGCGCACCTTGGTTATAAATAAATTTCACCTCTACCATAACTATTAAATAAAATGGCTACTAACTCCGTATTAAATCAAGGCCTTGCACCTCAGTTTGTCGCAGCGGAAACGCTACGCACGTTGGTGCCAGTGCTCCAGCCCGTCAAGGAAATCGCCGTGACGGACTTCTCGTCCTACGTTGACCGCATTGGTAATGTCGTCCACACTCGTTTGGCTTCCCCCCTTACGGCTGCGACGTATGATCCTACGCTGGGCTTCGTGGAACAATCTGCTGTTGCTGCTGACATTCCTGTCACTTTAACCGCACAAACCTACGTGGACATTGCGTTCACCGACGTGGAACAAGGTTCTATTTCGGCCGAAATGCTACGCCGTGTGTTCCTCGCACCTATGACCGAAGCTGTGGCGAAGTCGATGTTCGACAACTTGCTCGCCCTTTGCACGTCGGGCAACTTCTCGAACGTTGGATACTCTGGTGCGACCTCCGGCTTCACTCGTGCTGGTGGCGTGGTTCCTATCACTGCCAAGTTAACGGCGATGAACATCCCCTATGAAGGCCGCACTGCTCTGATTGCTCCTGACGCCTACGCTCAATTGCTCGCAGACCCCACGATTGCCCAATACCTCTCGATTGGTGACAATTCGGTAATTCGTGAAGGCCAAGCGAACGAAAACGCCAACGGTTTCCTCGGTAAGATTCACGGCATCAAGTTCTGGGAGTATGCAGGTTTCCCCGGTCAAGGCACCTACCCTGAACTGGCTGGTATTGCGTCTGCTAAACAAGGGTTGGTTTTAGCCACACGAGTAGCACCTCAGATCGTCACCGGCGGTGGTACGCAGGAAGTAATCACGGACGAAGATTCAAAGTTCTCACTTGCTTTCCGCCAATACTACAACTGGTCGGAAGGTAAGATGCACCTCAACGTGAATTTCATTCAGGGTTCGGCGGTTGGTAATCCCAACGGCCTTGCTCGAATTGTCTTCACTTCGTAATTCAAAGGCTCAAGCCTTTGAGCAGAGCCCCCAGAAATGGGGGCTTTCTTTTTACCCAATTCCTTAGGCTTTCAGGCTTTTCTAAGACCTTGTCATGACGGCGCACTTTTGTATGGTTTAGGCATGTCCAACGCCATGCTTTGCTCTGCCTATGCTGGGACGCCTCCAGATCATTACATCGTGGAGCCCAAGATTGACGGCGTTCGGGTAATTATTCGTGCAAATTCCAAAACAAAACAAGTGGCCTTCTTTTCCCGGAACGGCCTTAAATTCACTTCTTTAAATTGGTTGAAGCCAGCAGTTCTGAATCTAATAAGCAAGACAAGGGGCGACCTTATTTTGGACGGAGAAGTGGTTTCTGGGACATGTCAGCAGACGATTGCAGACCTGTTCAGAAAGAACCACAAAGCAAAGGCTGCCTCAATTTACTTATTTGACGTCATTAAGGACGAAGTCTGGAAGACTCGCCGACAGTGGATGGTTGAGAACCTGCAATTTAACGACGACATTAAGTTAGTCCTGCAATCGGAATTAAACGCTGACATTCCTTCGACTTATAAGAAGTTCCGGGCTCTGGGCTTTGAAGGGGCTGTGATTAAGGACGTTGAATCGGAATACTTTGGGGGGGAAGTTTCCGAGGCTTGGCAGAAGATGAAGGAGAAAGACACCTATGATCTGAAAATAGTGGGCTTCAGAGAGGGCAAGGTTCTCGAAACGCTGGGAAGCCTAGAGGTTTCCTTTAAGGGGAAGATTTACCCTGTTGGAGCAGGCTTTACAGCCAGCGAACGTGCGCACCTTTGGGCAACTCGCGACTCTCTCATAAGCAAGACAGTGGAAGTGGCCTGTCAGGAACTGACCAAGTCTGGAGCCATGAGGCATCCCACTTTTGTTAGAATTCGCCAAGACAAGTGATTCCCTTCCCGGGATGAGCATTAAGGATTGAGGCTGGAAGGGGGCTTAAAGGCCTCTGGCTTGCCTTTTACGGCGGTTTTGACTTCGGGGCAATGGTATGGGAGAGATACAAGACGAATGGTCTTTAGACGCAGCCTCAATTCTTCAGGAAGTGGGCAAGTCAGTGACCGTCCAGCATACGCCTAGTGGGACGCTAGTTCCCTTTTCTGTCATGATCTCGCCGCCCATGGTCGAGCAGGACTTAACGACTGGGGGCTTCCTCTACTCCACGTCCTATGACGTTAAATTTCTTCGGGCTGATACTGTCCTGAACCCTGGGGTTGTGGTTTATGGCAACCTAGTAAATTATAACGGCCTAGCGTTCCGAATTGTCGCAATTAACGACCGCCCACCCTCTGCGTGGATAATTGCAAGGGTCATGGCTAAAGCAGGACCTGCATAAGCTGTGGCTTTAAAAAGCAGGACAAACGTTAGCGTGGACGCAAGGGCGTTTCTGCTTCACTTGCGAGAATTCGCGCACGTTATGGGTCGGTCTTTGGGGGATGTAATTCAAGACCAAGCCGGCAAATTCTGTCGCGACATGATTAACTATACGCCGCCATATCCAGCAGGCCAGAAAGGGACGCCTAAGAACGGCGACACTTTGGCTGCAAAGGCTCATGGCGTGGACAATATAACAAGGTCGGTTTTCAAAATTTTACGCCCAATTGACCGAGCCAAAGCAAATCAAGTGGCTGATACGCATAACGTGGACGCTTTCAGGCTCTGGGCTGAAAACCATGGAAGTAAGAAACGTCCTCATTTGCTCAAATGGAAGCAATTTCAGCCCAAGTTTTCACGAGGCAATGACATTGCGTTTATTCGTGCCGGCGACTTGGACACTATCGAGCGTCTGCACTATAAAGCCCGGGATGACGGAGGCCATGGCAGGCTTAAATCTTTTTACCGCATGAAGGGGTCACCCCCCTTGGCCTTAGTCGAACGAGAAGATGACCTTAAAAAGTATATCAAACAACGTGCTTTGTCGGTGGGCAAATTAAAGTCCACTTGGTATTTTGCCGCCCAGAAGATAGGATCTAAAGAGAAGTTTCCTGCATGGGTTCAGAACGCTGGAGGAACCTCTGACGCAATTGGGGTCAACCAATTGGATACGCCCAACTTGCCAAGCGTCACCGTAGGCCATAGGAAAGGACGTCGAGGCATGGCAAAAGCAGCAGAAAACTTTATAGAAATTTCACGCAATTACCGAGCCTATGCCATGCGAGTTCAAATGGCTGCAAAAGTAAATAAAGAAGGAAACAGCGTCTGGCAAAGCACCTCGTTAAAGATGAAAGCCTACTTTACTTAATCAAATGACTACCCTCTACGGAATTCGCACGATTGCTGAGCAAAGCGTCTTGGCTTGGTTTAATGCCAACACAGCTTCTTTGCCTGGGGTTCAATTAGTCGTAGGCCAGACGGACGCACTTCGGTCTGTTCCCATTATAATTATTCACGCCGAGTCGGCACGTGCGCACCCAGATCTAGGAGGAACGCCTAACGGCAACTTTGAAATTACTGTAAAGATTTACGTCTATTCTTCAGCGGATGACTCCACGCTGGAACAGCACCGAGCCCGAGTCGAGGCCACGCAGGGAATCATGGAAGACTTTGCAAATCTTCAGGCCAATTGGACGCAGGGAACTTTATATTTCAGTCAGATTGTCTCTGACGACGAAGGGGTCGCCGACCGTCGCTATGGGAATGTCATTCAATACAGCCTAGTGGCTGTTTATCCACCTGCTTCCTAAGCTTTTGACTGCGTTGCAATTTTAAGAACATCACATGGCTACTCCACAGACATACGGTAATGCACAAGTTTGGGGTCTTTTAGATACCTCGTCTTTTGTCACTTTGCAGTCGGACGACATTAGCACCTCTGACGCAATCGCTGTTGAAGTCATGAACGAGACTGGCGTCGTCGCGACCCTTCGCATGGACGACCAACGTGATGAAATTTCTCTCACTGGGGTCTTAAAGCCAACGGTTAGTCTTCCTATTCCCTCGAATACGATCACTTACGCCGGGACTTCCTATATCATTACCAACGTGGAAAACGCAGGAACCAACAACGGTTTCCGTCGCGTGACCATTAAAGGTAAGAAATACCAAGGCATCACCACTTCGTAAGCCTTTGGGCTTACCGCCACCCATGGAGAATAGGTGGATTAAAGCAGCAACTCTTTTGCCACCTACCCTTAAGGTTTGTGGCAAACGACTTTTGCCTTTTTGCCTAAGGCATCGGGTGGCCTTAGAGTCAATCAATTCCCCAGTGCTTAACCCTGAGGCAAAAGTGACGCCTCGTGACCTCCTTTTCGCTGTTCGTATCTTATCCACGCATGACATGACCGAAACTCGAAAGCCTATGTCATTTAAGGAATCTTACCTGCTGGCTTTATATTCGGTTAACCAAGCCAAATTTCTATCTGAGATCCTCAAGTTAATGACTTATTTTAATGCTCAAAGCCTATGGCCTAGGTTCTGGGAGGCAGATAATAAAAGTGCGCCGTCTTCAATCCCATGGCCTTTAGTGGTTATAGCCAGCCTCGTTCGAAATGGCTGTTCCCTTGCAGAGGCGTGGTCAATGCCTGAAAGTGAAGCTGTCTGGCTGCACATTGCCCATAGCAAAGCCAACGGAGCAAAGGTTGAAGTGGTCAGTGATTTTGAATGGGATGCCATGCAAAAGTATCGTGCAGAAGAAGCCAAAAACCAAAAACAACCCCCTTCTCGAAACTAAAACATGAGCGACGACGTCAAAGTAAAATTCGGTGGAGATTTTAGTGATTTGTCCAAAGGAGCAAAGGAGGCAGCAGAGGCCGCCGGCGTCGCCATGACTTCTTCTTTCACCTCTTTCACTAGCAAACTTTCTGGATCTTTAATTTCTGCCATAGGCGTTGGAAGTGTCGCGACAACGCTGTTCAATAACATTCTAGGCAAATTCGAGCAGTTTAAGGAACTGGACACTATGAGCAGGAAGTTAGGCGTCAGTGCTGAAGACCTGCAACGTTTTGGGCGTATTGGAAAAGAGGCCGGCGTGGACATGGAAACGATGGGTCGAGGTATTGGATTTGCTAACAAATTTATTGGTGCAGCCCAATTGGGAGTAGAAGCAAATCGAGCAGCCTTAGAAAAACTGGGATTCACTCAGCAACAAATTAACTCAGGCTCCGTTAAAGCCACTGACCTGATTCTAGCGTTGGCAAAGTCTTATGAAGAAACCAAATCAGAGACTTTAATTGCAGCCCAAGCCCAGTCAGTTTTTGGGCGCACTGGGCTCGAAATGGTTGGCGTGATTAAGCAAGGCACTGAGGCCTTAAAAGAGCAAATGGCAGTAATGGCTAAATACTCGAACGAGGAAGTTAAGCGTGGGGCTGAAGTCCAAAAGCGTATAGAGTCTGGAAAGAAATTTTTTGAGTATCATTTTGGTGGAAAGCAGGCCGCGACAATTGGCTATTTAACAGAAGCTGTATCTGTGAATGAGATGCTACAAAAGGCTGGCGTTAACCTTGGCTTTTTAGGTTTAGGAAATGAAGGAGAATTGGCTGAGGACAAAGGTCGCATGAAAGAGATCACTGAAGACATGCTCTCTGAAGCAAAAAAAGCCGGGATGAGCCTAGAGTCTTTAAGCGACATTTTACATGACAAATCAGTCGAGATTTTGCGGACTTCTGGAGAGAGCAACTTTTATGAACAACTTTCAGGAGCCATTTATAACGCAGCCATGAAACAAGAGCAGGCTCCCAAGCCAAAGGAAACTCTAGAGACGATTCCTCCAGAGCCTGTCAAAGCTTTGGTGACTTCTTCTCTTCAATCAATTGGGGGCGGTGATGTGACTTCTGTCTTCGCTGGCATTGACTATCAAAAGACGACTGCTGAGCAAATGACCTTAGCAAATCAATACCTTCAAATGATTGCCACGAGCAACGGTCAATTCGTTGCAGCCATCAAAGCAACTCCAATTAACGCAGCAAAATAACACCATGGCACGATACTTTGGCGACGCATTAACAAGCCCAGGCCTTCAACAGCCCACTGGCTCACTGACGATTGACGCCTACGGACTTGCTCAGGCTCAATTGACTTTTGCTTTAGATACCTACAATTTGGCAAATTTAATTACGTCCATTACGACGTATCAAAGTGGAGTGGATTACCCTGAAGAATTGGGCTTCCCCATGATCTCGTATAAATACCACTATACGTTTGAAAAAGGGAACATAGCCATGTTGACAGTGGATTACATCGGTGTCTCTAATAGCAATGGATACACTGGAGCCCAAATCACTGGGGTAGCAAATACGCAAGCCCAGCCAATTGAAACGCACCCCAATTTTACGAAGATAACAAACAGTGCTATTTCGACCAACATTCTGGCAGGAACGCCCACTGGGACGAAATATAATAACGCAATCTTTACGCCAGTGGTCACTGCTGGGGGAACGACGCAGTATCCATTTGGTGGCTTTGGGGCTTCTAACGACGCAGACAATCCGAACAAAAAGGCCGGTGTGCGCCAGTATCTTCGCCCCATGCTTAACATTCGTGGGCAAATCTTTTTTAATAACACTAATTTACCTAAAGCCTACGCTATGGCAAACGCTGTTGGCTGGCTCGTAAATTCAGACTCTGACCTCCAGAAGTTAGTGGCTCCAATTGTTCCACCCTCTGGAGCATATAAGAAAGCACTTATTTCCTCTGTCAATCTTGAGGCAATTGGGAACCCTTATGCTTCCCCGGTCGTAAAAGTCACTTATGACCTGCTGATTGCCAACGACACGCTGGGCTGGGATACGGACATTTACGGCGTATGGCCTTCCTCTTTCTTCTCTTAAAATGAACGACCAAGGCTTTCAGGGCACAGGCTCTAGGTTCAACAGTCGTTTCGAGGCCGGGTCGCCAATTTTAGCAAAGCAGTTGAATGATTTGGCTGCTGGTATTCAGGCCTCTCTTCCTATGCCTTATCTAGGCGAAGGATCCTCTGTTTCCTTTATTCCTGGTGGCTCAATTATTACGTCCCAAGGGGCTCAAATTGCTTCCGCTCAAATCATTCAGCAATTTCAGGTCAATTTGTTTTCACAGCCTGCATCAAGTGGCAGTGGCGTGGACTGGTTTGTGCAAATTGCCAAAGGAATTGTTATGACAGATACGCTGATAGGAAATACCGTCTCTGGATCTAACGGCGCACTAAATGATACTGCCATGAAAACAGGTGAGTTTGAAATTGATAGGGTTGCAGTTTATTTAACTGGCTCAAATACGGACGGCACTGACTCAAATTCTGTTTGGTGCAATTCTGGTGGAAAGTTCAAATTACCAAGTGCTTCAATAGGAACATTTACGCTCCCTTTGTTTTTCTTTATTGTTCGTAATGCTTATGCACCAACTGGAGGCTCTGGATCTGTTCCGACAGGATTGCGAGTCGGCTGGCCTTACCTTGCTTTAATTCAAGGGACTTCTGATGCAGATACAAAAACGCAGCCATTTATTTCAGGAACAGATACGCTGTATGATGACAGTTTGTATTATATTCAAAACGTTGGAATGAGTAATGTTGAAGTCGATGTTTATGAGCCCGGCTTTGACGAACCTGTTGTTTATAATTTCCAAGTGACTTCAACAGGACCTTCTACTCAAAATCTTTATAACTATAATTGCCAGCGTTTGGTGATTGCTACTCTTGCCTGGGATTCAGTGAAAGGCGTTTGGAATTTGAATCAAAGTTGTATCGGAACAATCACTTTACCGTTTGCTCTTACTTGCAAATATACGAATTTCCAGACCAGCAGTTATACGACTGCACCCCTTTACCCTGATAAGCAAAACGCTTGGTATGGTGGTTATTCGTCTTATGACAGTAATTATATTAACGCCACAAATGAGATTTCGAGCGTCACTTAAGACGTTTTGACTGCGTTGCAATTTTATGGCAATCTCACCGACACCCATTGCTTTTAAGCAAGGCACAAGTTTCGGTGCCGTATGCACTTATACGCAAGACAACCCTTCTGCTCCTGTTGATCTAAGTGGCGTCACTATTAAGTCGGCAATCCGGGACGCTGGATATAATTATTACCCCTTATTAGTTGAAGTCACTTCCCCAACGACGTTCAATTTAACATACCCTGCCAGCACTATCAATTGGGTCACAGGCACAGCTTATTGGGACATTGAATTCTCTTACGGCGTGGGGTCTGTCTTTTATACCACTTCAATTCAAATCAACGTCCTGCAAGCCATCACTGGGTCTTTTAGCAACACTGCTTTGTTATGGGTCTAACGATTACGCTTCAGTCTGCTGCTTACTTGGCGGCCTCGACCCCTAGTCCTGCGACCGTCAATGTCGCGACTGGACTTCCCGGGCCTCAGGGAACGGCTGGGGTTGCTGCGACCATTGCAGTGGGCTCCGTATCTTCTGTGCCTTATGGCACGCCTCCAACGGTCACGAATGTCGGCACGTCATCAGCTGCGGTCTTTAACTTTCAGCTCGAAACAGGGCCTCAAGGGATTCAAGGTATCCAAGGGCCTCAAGGCCCAGCGGGTATCAATACTTGGGGCAGTATCACAGGGACGCTGAGCAATCAGACTGATTTGCAGACCGCCTTGAATGGCAAGTATTCAACGTCAAACCCAGCGGGCTATATTACTTCGGCGGCATTATCGGGCTACGCCACGCAATCCTTTGTCACGTCGCAAGGCTACATTACCTCGGCGGCGCTGACTCCCTACCTGACCATTTCCTCCGCTTCCTCGACCTATACGCCGAAGGCTCCCAACGACGGCAATTACTATGTCCAACAGTCTGGGGCGTGGGTTCAACTAATCGTTTCTTAAAATGTCGCTATCCATTTACTCCAAAGCTTCGACGGATTCCCTGCTGGCGTTAAAAGCCAACCTTAGCGGTGCAACCTTCACAGGTGCGGTGACGGCGCCCGGGCTGACGATCACTTCGGGGTCGAGTGGGGTGCTGACGTTCGCGGACGGCACGACTCAGTCCACGGCGGCAACAGGTGGCGGTGGCGGTGCGACGTGGGGCAGTATCACAGGGTCAATTTCCGCTCAGACCGATTTGCAGACTGAGTTCGG